AGAGTAAGAACGGTATTGAAGATTTAGCTAAAGTAATCCATTACGCTCTACTAGCTTCTTATGAAGTTTATGGTGAACAAGGAAGTACAGAGTTGAAAGAGAAAGTATTGAAACTGTTAGGTGAAAATAAGGAGAGTGAAGAATGAAACATAAGTTTTTAATTACTAATGATGTATGGTTGGCTAAAGATAAAATTAACGCTCTAATTGATGAATTACAAGAGGTAGAATCTTTTGAAGACACTCTAGATTGTGCTGAGTATATTTTGAAGGACGTGTTAAATGACTTGACATCTGCTTTAGAATTATTAGGCAAGGAGGTAGATCAATGAGTAGTGAGAAAACAAAAGCAATGTTCCAAGATTTATATCAAACACTACATTGTATCGAGCTTCATTATGGTGAAGGAAGTGAAGAAATTGTACAAGTAGTTAGAGATGAGGTTGCTAACATGGAGTGGTTATTGAAAGGGGATTACAAATGAAAGTAAGTTGTATTTTTACCATAAACGAATTAAAGAAGATTGTACCTTCTCTTGAGATTGAGCATTTCAAATCAGATAACCCTAAAGTTAAAGAAGCTCTAAATAAGTTGTTTTGGAATCTAGGTTGCACATTACCCAATAAGGTTGAGATTGATGAGGGGTTAGTTACTTTAAACAGATTTAAGGTGGACGATGATAGTCCTCGTATCACAGTTTTTGAAAGACAGGATAGTGTTTGGTTAAAGACAAGGTTTGCTTCACATCAAGTAAAGACGTTAACAGATGATGTTGGAATGATGAGAGAATTAGATAGTATTACAAATCATCGTTCGTTTGACGTTTGTAATGGAATAGAGTTAGTTTGATTGGTTTAGAAAATAGAGGAAAGGGTGTTTAATTATGGTAAGTAGTCGTTTTATTACGGATTCAGGGTATGATGGGTATGAAACACAATACCCAAAACTTTTAGAACTGTCAGACAAACAGATTGAAAAACAAATGTGGTTTGCTTCTGAAACAAAAGTTATTGAAGAAGATCGCTTAGAGATGTTATATAAGTTGACAGACAAGCAACAAAGTGTACTGAAAGCAATTATGCCAATGTTTCGTAAATATGAAGATAACATTGCAGAGTTTTGGACAGAGGTGTTCGCTAAGTATTTCCAAGCTCCTGAGTGTAAAGAGGGTGCTTTGGTTATTGGTATGATGGAGCGAGCAGTACATGAGCGTTTCTACGATAAAATTGCTCAAGTGTTTGATATGAACACAGATGAGCATTATTTATCTTACACGAAAGACCCAATTTTTAAAGAACGTGCTAAGTGGTTAGGTCAAACTCTCAAGAATAAGGATAAACACCTAGTTTGTTTGGTATATGGTTTAGTCGAAGGTGTTTCGTTGTTCAGCATGTTTGCATTACTTCGGTCATTTCAGGCAAATGGTTACAATAGTATTTCTACAACTGTTAAAGGTACGAAACAAAGCGCAATGGATGAACTTCTTCATTCTGAGTATTTAGCTACAGCTTTTAATTACTACTACACTGAAAGAGAAAAGTCTTTAGAGTTCGATGATGTCGATTACTTCAACGCTCTTGTGGAGCAAACCCACAATGTTGTGTCGTTGGAGAAACATATCTTGACCTCTTTGTTAGGTGAAGATGGTGATTTCAATGGTGTTCATATTTCAGAGTATTTCAAGCTAATTGAGAAGCTTGCTGATGATTATTTTATTCGTCTAGGTTGTAAACAATTGCCCTACAACGTAGGTGAGTGCGAGTTACACTCTTGGTTCATCACCAATGCTGTAGCTTATGCAGAGCCAGACTTTTTTGGCAAGGGAAAAAATAAGGAATATGAAATGGCGTGGGACGCTGATAGTTTTTGTGGGGTGTGGAATAAATGAAATTAGATTATCGTAAACTTAAAGACGAATGGAAGCAAAAAGGTGAAATCCCTGATTGGTACTCTACAAACGCTTTACAGTTCTTTATGGATAAGTATTCGTATCAAGGAGAAACAGTTCGTAGTCGAGATACAGCCGTTGCTAAATATCTTGCAAAACACGCACCTAGCGTCTACCCTGATTGGTGGGAAGAAGACGAATACACACAAGGTAAAACTTATGAGCAAGCATTCTTTGACGTTATTTGGGACGGCTTTGCTGTCCTGTCTACACCGTTAAAAGCTAATGCTGGTTTACCTCAACGGGGGTTGACTGTTAGTTGTTGTGGACAACACATGGGTAACAGTGTTGCTTCTAAAGCTTTCATTCGTGGAGAGTTAGAAGTTTTAATTAAGAACTCTCACGGTTGCTCTATGTCTGTGTCAGATTGGTTAGCAGAGGGTACTGTTTACGATAAGGATGGAAACATTAGTGCAGGTATTGAACCTGTAATTGACGATATGCAAAAAAGTACGTTTGAAATTAATCAAGGTATCAGACGTGGGCAAACACAATTTGGTGTAAATATCTTACATGGTGATTTCGATAAGATTGCTAATAAGCTGTTTGCTGAGAGCGATTCTCTGAACATCTCATGGTTGATTGGTGATGACTTTATTGGTCGATTACAGAACGGTGACAAAGAAGCTATTAGACGTTTTGGTCGTGTTGTTCAAGTTCGTATGCAAACAGGTAAAGGTTACTTCACAAAGATTGATACAATGAACCGAAATAAAGCACAAGTCTTTAAAGATTTAGGTTTAAAAGTTCATGCGTCAAATCTTTGTAATGAAGTCAACTTACCAGCAAACGATGAATACTCTTTTACTTGTGTTATTATCAACGCTAATTTAGCTTTGTATGAGGATTTCCCTGAACATCTCTATCATATCTTACACATCATGCAAGATTGTAATGTGAGCGGTTATATTGAGGAGATTGAAAAGAAAACAGGCGAAAGTCGAGTGTTCTTATCTAAGGTGTTAAAGTTCACAAAAGACTTTCGTGCTGTTGGTACGGGTGTGTGTGGTTTCCACTCTTTACTGATGAAGAAACGTATTGTATTTGGTAGCTTTGATTCAATGGTGTTGAACGAAGAAATCTTTAAGAAAATGCGTAACGATTTAGATGAGTGTAATGCTTGGTTAGCTGAAGTGTTGGGTGAACCTGATAAGCTAAAAGGTTACGGTAAACGTAACGCAACAGTGATGATGATGCCACCAACGAAGTCTTCTGCGGAATTAGCTAAAGAATCACCAACCGAAAGTATTAATCCTGAAACAGCCTTAGTACGTGTCAAAGAGACAGTTGGTGGTGACATCTTCCGTATTAACACTGAACTTTTGAAGGTGATGAAAGAGCTTGGACAATATACACAAGAGAACATCAACTTTATTGCTCAAAATAAAGGTAGCGTTCAGAAGTGTAATTGGATGCCACAGTATTTGAAGGATGTGTTTCGTAACGCATTTGAAACACCTATGGAAGCCCATTTAGATTTGTGTGCTCAACGTCAACCATATATTGACCAACAACAAAGTATTAACTTATACTTATCAGGTAGTGATACTCCTGAATATATTGGTAATATTCATAAGAAAGCTTTGTTGGATGACAATGTTAATGGTTTATATTATTGTTATTCAAGTCGAGGTGGTAACTATGAGCGTTTTGGTTGTGATGTTTGTGAATAATTGAAAGGAGTAAGTAATGTTTAAAGTGTATGGTAAAACAAACTGCCCAAGCTGTACATCAGCGAAGCAGTTATTAGAAACTAAAGGTTGTGAGTACGAGTATCTACTATTTGGTAAGGACTACGATCTAAGTAAGTTTGTTCATATTAATAAAAACCACAAGACAATGCCTATGATTACCATATTGGTTAAATATGATGGTGTTGAGATGGAAGAGTATATAGGTGGGCTAACCGAGCTAAAAGAAGTGCTTGCTACTAAATATAGTGAATAACAAACGAAAGAGAGTATCTTAAAAGAGAGTGACTTAGGTTGCTCTCTTTTTTTATTTATCTAAATATTATGTTATTTTGTTGACAAGAAGATACTAAGTGAAGTATTCTTCTCATTAAGAAATTAACCCACTAGGAGATTTACAATGAAATTTGATTTGCAACCTTACAAGTTGTTTACTAAAAAAAGATGTTGGTGCTTTTTATTTGTATAAAACATTTAAAAAAGTAGTTGACACTTAAATCGGGTTTTATTAAGATACACACATAGACAACAAAGACGATCATTAAGGAGATTAAAATGTCTTTAGATTTTATCAACCATAAACTGACTACTTCAACTACAGATAGCAACGCAGGAGTTTTTTGAGATGTATTACGCAAAAGAGATTGATAGTAAAGTCGCACGGGAGTATGTTAAGAAATACCACTATAGTGGTAAGGTTGTATCAAACTCTAAGATACATTTAGGTGTGTTTAACGAGGAAAATGAGCTTGTTGGTGTATTGCAATTTGGGTATCCTATGAATGGTGTAAAAACCTCTAGTAAGATACTTGGTGACAAGAAAATGATGGAGTTAAACAGAATGGTCATGCGTGACGAAGAACCTCGAAACTCGGAGTCGAAAGCTATTGGTGTTTGCATGAAGTGGATTAAAACAAACACAGACTTGGACTATATCTTGTCCTTTAGTGATGGTAAAGAGGGTAATGTTGGTTATATATACCAAGCTACTAATTGGTTGTATATTGGGTATCTACTTTCAGATAGTTTTTATAAGATAGACAACGAGACAGTACACGCTGTAACAGTGTGGCATAAGTATAAAGAGAAACACGCACTAAGGGACACGCATACAACAAATGAAATTGTCTGCTTAGAACATGGTCGTGTATCTAAAGTTACTAGCAAACAGCATGTATATCTATACCCAATGAACAAATCAACTAGAAAAAATATAGTTAGCCAATACAAGATAAAACCTTATCCTAAGAAAGACAAAGAGTTACGAGTTCTTAAAGAGGTTGTTTATAAGGATGATAACGGTGTTTATCTACCTAACGGTGTTGTTAAGCTGTACTCAGACGAAGTGTTACAGAGTTGCTACTAAATATAGTAAGTAATTAGATTAAGAGAGAGTGACTTAGGTTGCTCTCTTTTTATTTATCTAAATCTTTATTACGAACAATAGCTAGGTGTTTACGTGGTAGTGTCGATCTACGAATGTTGTATTGATCAGCAACATACACTTCAAACTGAGATTCTTTAGCTAAACCAAGATCAACAGCTTTACTATAAGCTTTCTGAGCAATACCATCCATACCTAACTCACATAACCCTGATGTGAAGGTAACTCCTAACTCAGCTAACCTCATGCAAACATTATAACAAAGTTTAATATCTTCGTAATATTCTTGTTTCTGTTCTAACTGCCTAGAACCAATTAAAGCAATTCGCATCATTCCTCTCCTAGCAATAGTCTGATAATTTTATAACACTCAATTTATAACCATTGTCGAACTTCTGAAATACGCCACCTGTATCTAAGAAAGTGCAGTTACCAACTTGAGTAACTTC